GCCATCAGGAATATTCGGATCTACTGGAATATTATTGTAAGCGGGCGCAGCTTGCTGCTGATAGTACTGCTGTTGTTGTGGAGGCTGATAGTACTGTTGTGGATTAGGATTAGAATGTTGTTGTGGAAAATTATTTCCATTGTTTCCTAAAAATCTTCTAAAGTCGGTTCGGTTATATTTTAAACCACTACCTGCAAGAGTTTGTTTCATTTCTCTTTCGCAAGAAGCGGCTAAAAAGGCTATGTCACTATTATCGTCCATAATCATATTTAGCCGCTTCTGTTGAAATTTTCAACTAATCTTCGCTAAGAAGATCATCTAAATCATCTAAATCGTCTGATTTTGATTTACCCATAGGAATCTCATCATCTTCTAGTTTAGTTGTTAGATTAATTTTTCTCTTTGGAGAAACTAATTCTACTTCTTCTTCAAGTTCATCATCTGGTGTTGCAGATGTTCCAAACCAATGCTTGTCGAGAATCTTTTGAATCTCATCCTGAGATTTTACTTCTGGAATAAATTCTGATAAATCATGAGCTTTGTTTAGAATTTCTTTAATTTGTGATGGACTAAGCCCAAGGTCTTCTGCGTCATCAAAAGCGGTTTCTGAATAGTTGTTATATCCAGCCTTTTCAGTGACTTTAATAATTAGACTACGACCTTTCTCTGAAAGGTCAAGAGCCTTAGCACCAATCTTTTTAGACATATCGCCAAAAATCGCTGAGTGGATTTTTTTATAAATGTCGCTGATAGGAACTCCTTCACGATCAACTTGTGCTGGATAAGGAACTGCAACAACTTCACCAATCTTTTCTTTTGCATCAGGATCATCTCCATCTACAGAAATCAGATAAGAATTGACTACTTGTTTGCGCTGTGGAAGCAACTTATATGAAGCTTTTTGTTCAACTTCGTCGCCTCTTTCCTTTGCCTTAGAATAAAGATCCCATTGAGTCTTTTTAAAGAGGTCATCTTTAATACCTGCGTCTTGTGGAGAACGCCCACCATAAACATATGTTCCATCAACAGAACTTTTAAATCCTACTTCTTTATATGTAATAAAGGTGTTGTTCACATCCTTAATATAAGGAAGAAGACGTAATACATACGTACAATTTTTCTTAAATTTTAAGATTCTTGGGTCGCCTTTATAGCCTCCCTTTTCTTTTTGAATCTTATTTTCTTCAACTGCTTTAACTTGGTTAATAATATCTTCTAGGTTTAATGACATATTTTTCTAATTTTCTAATTTTTTCTTAATCAACTGTTTTGATACTATCGCTAACAGCTACATATATTTATACTACACTTTTCACTTTTCTGCAAGTCTTTTTTGCAAATATCCTGAAATTTTTCTTTTAAGTTCAGAAACATATTCCGTAGTTTTTTGGCTACTTCTAAATCTATTTAATAAAACATTTAATTCTACATCTGAACCATAATATAATTCAAATTCATCTTTTGGTAAATCATTTAACATTTCAAAAAATCCAGGAATTCCAAAAACAGAATACCAAGAAATTTTATGTTCTTTAAGATGAATTAAACAATCGTTTTGTGAAACAGAGCAATGATTTGTATAAAGTTCTAAAGGAATTTGTTTCCCTTCACAAAACTGTGCTATAAATTTAAAAGAATCTTTTATATAATCGAGCTGTTCTTCTGGACTACTTTGAAGTAAAATTTTGTAATATGATATACAAGTGCTTATTCCTTTCTGACTACCGAAAAATTTCAATGAGTAATATTTCTTTTCATCACTATAAATTTTATATGGTGCATCAAAATATGTTTTATTAAAAAACGCAGGATATTTATAAAATACCTTTTCTATTTTTTGTAGACTCGTTAATTTTTCTAAGTCTGTTTCCACATCAGAGAAATCTTTTTTTGCTCTGAAAGGTTGATTGTTATTAACTCTGAATGCTCTTAAATAAAGATTGTAAATTTGTTTTTGATTTTCCGATAAACTCATTTTTTAATTTTTTTAGATTTATTAAGAACAGGATAACGATATGCCATATACTCTACAATAGAGTACCATGAAGTTTCAGAAAGTTCAACTAGTAACTTTTTAAGTTCTGGATTTTTTTGAATTACAATAAACATTGTAACACAAGAAACCGGCTTATTGGTAATAAGAGTAATTAAACTTCCAAACTTGTTTATTAAGTCTTCGAGTTCTTGGGTTACAATTTGGGTATTAGCACATGGAAAAATAAATTCATCATTAAACATCTTTTATATTTAATTATGATTCATTAAATAATCAAAGTCTAAAATATTAGAAAGAGGTGTTTCTTTATCGAGTGGTTCCGTTTCAGACATTTCATCTTCTTCAAAAAGTCTTAAAGTATCATAGTTAATTTGAAGATAACCTTCACCACCTTTAGCTCCATCTCTAACTTTCTTACCACCAAATCTAATGATGCTTGCTTCACGATCTTCATCTGTTTGCCAAATATTAACGTGTGCATCAAAATCTGCAAGTTGATCCCAAGAGCCTGCCATGTTATCAAGACCAGGATTGCTAGCTTTGTGACTGCTGCGATTAAGTTGCGCAACAGTTAAAATCGGTGCTTCAATTTGATAAGATATGCCGCGACATTCCTGCACAATATATTGAAGTTCTGCATGTTTAGAATTTTGCAAAACAGAAGGTTTTAAAAGTGCATGACCATCAATACATAAAAGATCTGGATTTATTCCTCTTTTATCTTTTAGTTTTTTAAGATATGCATAAATATTTTTTGCAGAAACACCTTTTGTAGGAACTTCTTTAATGATAAATTTTGAAGAGTACTTTCTCTTAAATTCTTCAATATCCTTTTTGTATTTCTCGATATTATCTCCAAGCAAGTTAATCGCAATTCCTGTGAGCATTCCAGAGATTCTTTTTGCATATCGCATTTCACTCATTTCTGGAGAAATAATAACAACGTTTTTATTTTGTAATACAACGTTTAATGCAATGTTTGCTAAGAAAATGCTTTTACCTACATTTGTCTCTCCGCCAATGTCATAAATTGCTTTACCTTCTTTTTGAAAGCCTCCACCAAAAGCTTCGTCAAGAGTTCGGTAGCCTGTGGAGATAAAACTATCTTTTTGTTTTAAATAATCTACTACTCTTTCATTGTCACTAAAATAGTCTAAACCAAAGTTATCAATGAGTGTGATTTGATGAATTTTTTCGCTTTCTTTTTGAATATCTTCAAGATTAAATTCTTTATTAGAAGCTTTATTATCAATCGCTTTTTCCATAAGCAAAGCGTATTTTCTTTGCTTGATAAAGTACTCTGTGTTATTAACAAGTTCATTCTCGTTATATTCTGAATCTAATTCGCGAATATAGCCAACAACTTTTTTTAAACACTCTTTTAATGTTAGAGTATTTACTCTACTCTTCAATTCTGTAAGAGTAGGAACACTATTTTGTTCAACATAAAAACTTTTTATAATATCAATTATTTCAGAAATATTACTATCTCTGAAAAGATTCTTATCAAGATAATCTATAATTGATGCTATATAAGTGGAATCTTTTTTAAGACAGTGCTGAATAATAATCTTCTCAAAAAAATCAAGGTCTATTTTCGCCATTCAACACTATCATATACTTAGAGGGGAAAGTCAAGCTATACTCTGTAAAACTGGATACTGATTACACGACTTTCTAAGTGTCTTCCACGAATATATTTGACGCTGAACCACTCTTCAAAAAGAGATGATTCAGGCGCATTACTGCGATATGTTGATTTTTTATTATAAGAATCGAACAGTTCACCAATTGTGAACTGTTCGATCTTATTTGTTTCATCATTTTTTCTACGAACAGCTATATCACTCTCGTTTTCAATAATAATTCTATTAACTACGGGTTTATCAACTGTATTTCCTGTTGATTTAATAACTGCTTCAATCATGATGTTATTTATTAGAGACTATATTTTTTCTCTACTGCACTACAAAAATCTTTGTTTTTTATAAATGATTCCATAAGTTCATCGTCTTCTTCAATATCAGCTTTACGACGTTGCTTTTCATCACCTTTGAGCATATACCAACCTTGCTTAGGATTGTCGATAAAGCCTAGTTCAACTGCAAGATCAAAGATACCAGAGTAACGATCTACACCCTCTCCGAATCGCACAGAAACAGGGAATTTAGCGTTCTCACGTACATATCGCGACAATCCCGCAACAAGAGTAAATTGAAAGCCTGCAAGCGCATCTCTGCCTTCTACCTTTTCTTTCTCTTGTGCTTTGGTAATAAAGAGAAGTGTATGAGCAGCATATTGTGCGCCTCGTCCACCTGCTGCAACTTCTTTTGAATACATCTCTTGTGTTTGATAAGAATGATTTACAATAATCATTGGAATTTGCTTAATTGCTGCTTCACCAGTAATAATACGAAAGAAGGACTTAAGTTGTTTTGCTCGCGTCATATCAGCAACTTGCTTGTTATCTTTTGCATCTTCTGTTTCTTTTAAAGAACGAAGCATACCAATAGAGTCAACACAAATCAATACTCGGTCACCTTCGGAAATATCTTCCATAAGATTTGCAACGTCTGATTTTAAGTCTTCAACAGAGCGAATTGGACGATGATCAATGCGTTCTGTGTTTACACCTGCTTTTTCAAAATAAGCTGGTGTGCTACCAAGCTCACTATCATAAAGAACTACGATATAATCTTGTCCTTCATTTTCTTTTTGAAAGCCTTTAATAATTTCAATCATGAAATTAGTTTTAAAGTGCTTTGGCGGTGCTGCGATTTGAACAATACCTTTTGGTAATCCACCATCTAATTTGCCTGATAATGCAAGATTAAGCAATGGAACATTTGTTGTAATAAACTTTTCGTTTGTAAAATATCTACTATTCTTTAGTATTTCTGGTTTTAATACTGTATTTTTTCTGAGTTTTTTAAGTAAGTCCGACATAGACTATAATATAGCATATATAGATGATTGTTTCAAGCAAAAAAAACGAGAAGGAATTTTCCTTCTCGTTTTTTAAATACACTTTTTTATAAAAAATTAATCTTGAGTTGTTGGTGTACTATCGCAGCATTGAGTTGTTGGTGTACTATCGCAGCAATTAGATAAAAATTCTTTATCTCTTGCCTTTTTTGATTTTTTATATTCTTTCAAAAAAGTTTCAATCTTAGAGTCATCCCAACCTAAAAATTCCTTTAGGCAAAATTGAATTGGAAGACCATTATAATTTCCAACAATTGATGTAAAGATATTATACTCTAACATTTTTGATTCTGATTTTTGTTTTTCTTCGCTCATATATTAAAATAGTTTTACAATGTTATCTTCTGCACTTTTATTAGGTGCTGGAGCTTGTTTTCCGTTTGTTAAATTCTTGTAGTTGTCAATAACATTTTGTGCAAGAATTAAATCTGATTTAAGAACACTGTTTTTGTCAAATGAATATACAAGTTCTTCTGCTGGATTTGCAAGTAAGTTTCTAACATTTACGCTAGGTTGTAAACTAAGCATTTCCAAAGGAATGAAGTTGATATTGATTTGATTATTTTGACCGCTAATTCCTAGAAATGCAGGATTTTTAACTTTTACGGCTGTGTCTGTTTCTTCGACGAGAGTTGCAACGATTAATTCGCTGACGTTTTTAAGAATGCCTATTATTTTTTCTTCCATATATAATATTAACAGAAGTAATAGTAAGTTTTCAACAAAAATCTCTATTTTTTTAAAGTTCCTTGATATTTTCTTTCTAAAAGCGAATAATTCGATAATGCATTCATATTAAAATATTTTAACATATCGTTATAATCTTTTTGAAGAGTTGTGTAATTTTCAATAAATTGTTTCTCTTCATGTTCTAATAAACGAACCAATTCTTCTTTTGAAATCCAACGTTCTTCAAAATAATCTTTTCGTATTTCTTCAATATTTCTCTTATTGAATATGATATGGTAAACTCTTTTTATGTTATCTAAAAAGGTCTTCCAATGAGAGTTCATGTTGTTTTTTAGGGTCTGGAACATTCCATTTTAATGCATCGAAAATTGGAGTAAGACATTTCACAACACACTTCTCAAACATTCGAACTTTATCAGGAACTAAACCAAATTCAACGGGTAATTCATCGAGATATGCAATGCCTTCAATGCCATACTTGTTTGGTGATACCGCAATCAATTTAATTTTAGAACCTTCTGTAATCAATGGATATTTATTAGAGAGATTAAGTGTTTTCAATAATTCGTTATAATAAATCGCATATTTCACATGTGCAGGACAACCTTTTACAGTGTTAAAGCCTCCGCCATTCATATACTGATTTAATACTTTAATAGACGAACGTACAGAAACGTCTTTTGTAGGCAAGTCAAAAAACTTTTCATAAGACTTGAAAAATGTTTCGTCTGCTTTCTTTTTATCTGCCGCAGTGAAAATACCCTTTACAACATTTTTTGTAATATCTTTTGTGCTATCAGAATAAGTGCTTTTAACAACAGACAAACCTTTGTATTTCAACTTGTCCATTTTTACTCCTTCTGAATTTCGAATATGCATAACGTAATGTTTTTTTGCAACCCAAATTGCTTTAGGACATGCACTTTCACGTTTAAATTCAAAACGACAATCAGTTGTGTTAAGAGTGTCCTTTGCCCATTGAACAACTCCTTTGTTTAAGTTATCACAAATTTTATTTTCGATTTCAATAAATTCTTTTGTTAAGTCTCCATTATCATCTACGATTGTTGAATTGGTTTTTTTAAGAATGTCATCAATAGATAAAATCGTGCTGTCCGTATCCATTGCGACTGCTCTATCTTTTTTAGAAAGATTCCATTCTTTTTGCATATAGTCATTTGCTATTTGTTCGCTTTGACGAATAAGTGCTTGACCTGTAAGAGTAATACTTTTTGCACAATCTAAATCATAAAGAGCAAAGAAACGATTAGCAAGAACTCCATAAGTCGAGTTTAATAAAATCTTATAAAGATATTGTTCTGTGTCTAGTTGATCGGCTAGTCGTTTTTGTGAAATATACTCAGAACTATTTTTATCCATATCAGATAATTTAGTTTCAATAGCAAGCATTTGATTTTTTACGAATTTACGTTTCTTATATAAGTTGTCTGCAAATTCTGCACAAAGACCTTTTTTATTTTGATCAAAAATAATTCCTGCTGCACTAACACACCAATTTTTAGTTTTTAAGATTTCTTTAAAACGTTCTTTCGGAATATCAACTCTCTGTTTTTTCTTATAAAGATAAACTGCAACAACTTTATCATCTTCATTTTCAATTCGACCAACCTTTGTTTCTGGTGAAATATTCAAAGTGATAATAGTGTTAGGATAAAGTGAGTTTAAGTCCATTACCATAACATTTTCATACATTCCCACTTCAGGGTTTTTAACATAACCACCAGGAATTTTCTGATGTTCACCGTTATCTTGTGTTGTGATAAATTGATTTTTCAGCAATCCTTGTTTTGCAACAATACCTTCAATAATTGCAACTTTACCAAGAGCTTTGTCGATGTTACAAAAACCGCTGAATGCAGAGAATACAGCAATGTTCAGATACTTCTTCTTTTCTTCAAGAAGAACCATAAGCTTAACGTCCCAAATGTTGTAGTTGATGAAACGATTCCAATCACTTTCAGACAAGTCTTTAAGAGATGTATCGCCGTAATCAAGTTTTCCACTTCCAAGTTCTTCTTTGCAAACAAAGCCTAAAGAATCGCTTTCTCTTTCACCAGGAGTAAATGTTTTGTAAAGCACAAGATAATCTAAATGTGAAACACCAGCAATACTATACTCTGTGTATGTTTGAGAAAATTTATTCTCTTTTTCATAACCATAGATATTACCAATAGGAGATAGTTTAGCTGATTCACCTTCGCCAAAAACTTTTTCAAGTCGATGAACAATGTATGGTAAGTCGAAAGAATAAGAGTTGTATCCTACAACAAGATCAGGAAAGTTTTTTCTCCAGAACTTTAAAAACTGTGAAAGTAATTCCTTTTCTGTCGGACAATAGCTGTATCGAATTTCTTCTGGATCAATATCTTTTAAATGATCTTTACAAGAATAACTGTCATAAGGTTTAACACCCCATACATAATACTTTTTTGAGAAGCTATCGTAAATTGTAATAGATGTTAATGGAAACTTCGCATCTTTAGGATCAGGAAACTCGTTTGCAACAACTTCAATGTCATAATAGAATGTTCTTAGTGGAAAGCGTGTAAGCTCTTGAATATCTTTTGTATAGTAATTTTCTAAAAGATATTGCTGTGTTGCAGGAAGATTAAAATAAACCTGTCCTCTATATGTTTTAAGAAAGTCATTTCTATCCCATTCAGAAGAAAATTCCATTTTAGTTAGTTCTTCACCATCAATACCAAAGCCGTGAACTCTTTTTTTATCAACAGCCTTTACATAAATGTATGGTTTGAAATGAATTTTTCGGTGAAGTGGTTCGCCGTTTTCTTCATATAACCAGTGATGAATCGTGGATTTTTTCTTGTCATAATAAATGTTTCTCAGCATACAGATATACTATACTACTCAGTTCTTCACTTGCAAGAGAAAACCCAGTTTTTAAACTGGGTTTTATTATTATAGAAATTGTTCTTTATTATTATTAAAGAATGTTTTACACTCTTTTCGTTTTTCATCGCCATACTCTGTTGTATAGAGTAGAATATACTGATCAAGATGATTTTGTAAGAAAAACTTCTCTGAATATTCGCGTGCAAAACGACATGCTTCTATGTACGAATTTTCTGTTTTTAAAACTTCATCAATTTTATTAAACAATTCATCAGCAGTATTAAACAAGTATTTCCAACCATCCGAATTATAACAGTCGATATTTTGTGCAATACAAGGAATGCCTTGAACGCCTGCTTCTGTTAATTTGATATTTGCTTTTGAACGAGAGAAAATATTGTCTTGAAGTGGTGCGATTGCTACATCAACATCAATTTCTTGAAGCTTTTGCGGATATTCAAGAATAGAAGTCCATGAATGGAACTCAATTCCTTTTCCAATAAATTGTTTTAGTTTAAGTGGTAATGCGCCAAAGAATACCCACTCATACTTTTTATGAAGTGTAATGTCTTCCATAATCTTATCAACCACATGTCCAAAGTCATCTTTTTGACCAACCTTATTACTTACATCAAAATGTGTTCCACTTCCTGCATAAAGCACTCTTGGCTTTCCTTTACGACTATATTTTCTAAGAATATCTTTTTCATCAAATCCACGATCAATCCAACTTTTTGGTGCATAGTTTGGAATAACAGTAATTTTATCAAAATTTAAATGTTGCTTATAATGTTGACGCATGTGTTCTGAAACAACAGTCATCTCGTCAACATACTTCATCATTTCCTTAACATTGTTATGAACCGAGTCGCCTTCAAATGCAGTTTTGCAAACATTATAGTCTGGAATATCAACCGCAGGGCAAACAATATCATCCACTTCCCAAATAATGCGGAAACCTTTGCCTGTTTGTTGTTTCATTTGATCTGAAACATTTCTTAAAAATTTAATAAATTCGAGTTGAGGTTCAGTGCATTGGCGTTGTAAACGAACTGCATCAATTCCTCCATAAAATTGACCAAGTGTAACCATTTGATAAAGTGTCATTACTACTGCTCTGTTATTTGCAAGAAGCTCATCTCCTGGCCAAATCATACGCCAAAAAGCACAACCACTTTGGTCAGCACAATAGTTGATAACTCTTGGAAGACCTTCACCAGGAACAGGAATTTTTATACCATTATTGTTTGGCGAATATACCGACAACTTTTGGGACAATTCCCCAAATATTTTAGGACCAAAAATTCTTCCAAAAGGAAAAACTATATTAGAAAATTCTATTTTATTTAAAGAACCGACGTTTAAAGGTTTTATATTCGGAACTTTTTTAACTTCATTATTTGAAACGATTGTAGGCATTTCAAATACTTAAAACCTTTTTATGAGTTATTCAAGAGTGTGATGCCATTTTCTTTGATTAAATCTATAATGTTGCAACCATAATTATCAATATTATCTGGTCTATGAGTAACAACCATAAAGCACTCATCTTTACTCTCTTTTAAGAGTTCCATAATGTCGTTCATTCCTGTACTGTCTAATGCACTGTCAAAAAGTTCATCCATAACAGTTAAGTTGATGTGAACATTGCTTTGTAAGCGTCTTATATCTCGAAATGCAAAAAGCATAGCAAAATCTACACGCTTTGCTTCACCACCACTTAAACTACCATAGCAGTATTCTTCATCATTTACACTTTTAAAATTCTCTTCAAAAAATTCATCAAAATAAATACGAAAAGGTGAATGTAAACGAACAAGATAATGATTGATGCGATTGTTTAATTGGTTAATAACTTTTTTGATAACAAGAGCTTTTACACCTGTAGGTGATGCACCTTCTTTAACAATGTTAGCAAGTTTTGATTCTTTGATAAAAACATCTAACTGTTCTTTACACTTGTAGAGTCTTTCTTTAGCTTTTTCAATTTTTTCTCCAAAAGGATTTTCACTATTACGAACAGTTTCTAATTGTTGAAGTAGATTGTTTATTTCCATCTCACTTTTAAGAAACTTTTGTTGCTCGTTTTGTAAATTTTGAATATTGTTCGTCGTTTCACGAACTTTGGTTTTTATTTCAGAAATATCAGAGTTGACTTTATTAATAGCCTTTGAGAACTTTTCAATTTGAACTGATAGTTCATTTATACTATCTCTTAAAACCTTTTTTTCGTTTTCTATTTCATCAGAGTTATGATCAAGAAAAGGTCTTTTACAAGATGGACATTCTGTGAGTTTACCAGACAATGCACGAAGTGTTTTTTCCTTTTGTGATTTATCTGCATCAAGTTCCATTTTCTTTTTAATGCCTTTACCAACCCTTTCTTCTTTTTCAGGTAAAGAATCTTCTAAAATTTGTTTTTCTTCTTGTAGTTGATTTATTTTTTCAGAATTATCAACAGGTTGAACTGCTTTTAAAAGTATTATTTTTTGATTAATAAGGTCTTCGTCTCGAACTTTTTTCTCTTCATATTGAGTATAGTAAGTTTGATCATTGTTCAAATCTCTTTCCACAAGAGTACTTTCTTGAAACTTTTTTGCGCGATTATCATCAGCAAGTTTTGCTTCATCTTTGGCAAGACGAAGAAATTCAGCGAATGCTTCAAGACCAAGAATGCCTTCAATAAACTTTGTTTTGACTTCTTTTTTCTGATTTAAAAAAGACATGCTTTCTCGGTTGGTCATAACAATAGTGTTTGTGAACACAGTTTTTGACACACCAATATTGTCTATAATATATTTAGTGGTTTCAGGAACAGACTTTGTGTAGCTGTCTGAATCACCATTAACAGTTAAGATAAGTTTATTAGGAGAAAGACTACGAACTATATATAATTCGTCATTGTTAACTTTTAGCCATCCTTCTACAATACACGTTTTTCCACCAAACTTATTTTTGATAAGCTTTTGATTAATGTCTCTGTATGTTTCCCCGAAAAGCAAAAAGGATAAAGATTCAACAATAAGTGATGTTTTACCAACACCATTGTAAGATTCTTCATCCTTATTGTATCCTGTTACAAATGTAATACCGTTTTTGAATTCAACTTCAATCGGAGAGTCACCGTATGATAGGAAATTACGAACTTTTATTTTTTGAAACTGAACTGTTTTAGAACTCACAGTTTAATTTACACTACAAAACTCATTACTTCAACGAGTTTTGTATTGTTTCTAGTTCTCCTTTGGAAATTTGTTTATTCATAAATTTCTGAATTGCTTCAGAAAGAATTTTAAATTTCTCTGCCTCAATGTTTGGTTGAGGAGAAGGTTGAGCAGGAACTGCTTGAGTTTGCCCAATGTGATCGCCGGGACGAGTAATACCAAATGCTTTCGCTGTAGTCATCATAATAATCTTATTTAGTCTCCATTTGACTCTTAATCCAGTGATATGTTTCTTGAATACCTTTTGAAAGTGGATAATTCGGTTCCCAATTTAGTTTTTCTTTAATTAATTTATTATCTGAATTACGTCCTCTTACTCCTGTTGGGCCAGAGATATGAACCTTTTTAAGATTTTTACTTTCAATAGAACATGCAATATCAACAAGTTGATTAATAGTAACCATTTCCTCTGAGCCAAGATTTACTGGACCTGAGAAATCACCATTAATTAAACGACGAATACCTTCAATACACTCGTCAATATAAAGGAAAGAACGTGTTTGTTCGCCATCTCCCCAAATTTCAATCTCGTCTTTTGCAGAAAGAACTTTACGACAAATTGAGGCAGGTGCTTTTTCTTTACCACCTTGCCATGTTCCAAGAGGTCCAAAAATATTATGGAATCTTGCAATACGAACATCAAGACCATGGTTTCTATTATATGCAAGATATAAGCGTTCGCTAAAAAGTTTTTCCCAACCATATTCGGAATCTGGTGCAGCAGGATATGCACTACTCTCTACACAGTTTGGATTATTAGGATCTTCTTGATTATATGCAGGATACATACAAGCAGATGAAGAGTAAAAAATCTTTTTAACTCCAAACTTTGCTGCAAAGTCTACTACATTCAAATTGATTGTTGCAGAGTTATGCATAACATTTGCATCATTTTCTCCAGTAAAGATATAACCAGCTCCGCCCATATCAGCAGCAAGTTGATACACTTCATCAAAGCTTCCCGCTTCTGTAGTTCTTTGAAGAGGGGACCACATTACAAGTGAAACTAATTTTACATCACGCAAATCACCAATTATAAAATCATCTGCATTACTTTTCTCTTGATATTCTGGGTATTTAAGATCAACACCACGAACCCAATATCCTTCACTTTTTAAGCGATTTACTAAATGATTGCCGATAAATCCACCAGCACCTAACACTAAAGCTGTCTTTTGACTCATACTATTATATACCTAAGTCTATATTATATTTCAATAAATTTGATGACATTTCTCCATTACTTCTTAATAAAACAAATTGCATATTTGAACGAGCTACATCAAGGTTAATATATTTTATACAAAATTTAAAAAATGTTTCATAATGAATAACTCCTCCTAAATCTGTATAGTAATCTAATATATCTAATCTATCTGAAAGAAAATCCATATTCTCAGAATTGGAAAAATAAAAACGATCATTATAACCTGAGTGATCATCATGATCTGTAGTATACATATAATTTTTAGTATTCCATGTCTCTATTTTCCTTTCAAGGGAAGTGTTGTTTACTAAAAGTAAATCAGGTCTTATTCTAACAACAATATCATATTTGAAATTGTTTTCATTTTCATATAATTTTTTTAAACCGTTACACGTTTTTAAACAATATAGTTGTCTTAACATTCCTTGAACAAAAACTTCTGGTCTTTTATTTTTATGAAATATTTCTCTTTCTGGAAAAGTTACTCTATTTTCTATTAGTATATTCTTAGTATTTTTATCTTTTTCGATATAGTGTAACTTATGAATATCTGGATCGTCATTCCAAGTATGATAGAAAATATCGTAATCTGAAAATCGGTCTAATAATTTATCTTTTAATTTATGATAAGTTTTATCAATACTTCTTAATTCACCAGAGAAACAAATTGCTGTTTTCATTTTATATTTATTTTATATTTTTATAAATTTCTTTTATTTTAAAGTGAATACTATCTATTTGATGGTAGAACCATTCTATACACGACTCAGAAATTTCTTGTAATTTATATTTATCGTTATATAATTTTTCAATCTTGTCTACCGAGTTTTCGTAATTTTCTATAAAGATAAAAGGAATTTTATTGTTATTCAAATTAAAAGAAAATGATCCTGTTAATTCATCTGGTGAACCTTCAATAATAGGTATGCAACCAACCATACATGCTTCGTATATTCTTAAACAGTCTAAAGAATAATTACCTCTTCTATTAGGCATAAACACACTATTATTATAAACATCAAACATATTTTCTGGATCTGTTCTGAATATATGTTCGTGTGGAAATTTACTAATTTGTTCTTTTATTTTATTTTTAGAAATATGCCATTCTTTAGATTCTATATTTCCGCAAAACCCCCAAAAATTTTCTCTATCCTTTATTTGTTTTATAGGTTTTTTTAGTTTTAAATAATTACTCATATACCCAAGAGGAATCTGATAAACATTTGATAATTTAGGATATTGCTTAAACATATATTGACGAAAAACTAAAGGTACATTTTCATACATAAGTTTTTGCCAATGCCAGTTACCCCATTCGTCAGATATATGAAATATCAAATCTGGTTTAAAATTTATTTTAAAATTTAGTACGGAATCTTTATCTTTTGTATTTTCTGAATAAATTAAAATTTTAATATTTTTATTCTTATAAGGCTCTAAAATGTTGTTAAGATAATCGCCTTCCCAAAAGTTTTCTATAGGATCAGATGAAAATATATTATTATATTGAAACATAAAAATATTTAATATGTTGATTTTTAATTTCAACTCTCTAAATATTTTAATGAAAATATATGTAGATTTTAATATTTTAACCCCGAACGATCTCAAAGGGTTTACTGAAATTTTATGGGTAGCACCTTTTATGAATGAGGTTGCTTTTAATGAAACTATAAATTCATATGGTTATTGGAATCATGGACTTTTAAATAAATTATTTTTTTCAGGACAAACATTATTTGAAAAAACTGAAATAGAAAATTGTGATTATGTAGGTGTTCCTTTTAAATTTAATCCTAATGATGCTAGATTATATAGTATTTGCGAATATGCTAAAAAGTACAATAAAAAAGTTATAACTTTTTATAATGACGATGACGAAAGACAATATAATTTACCCGATAATCTTATTCTTTTTAGAACAAGTATTGGTAGAAGCAATATAACTCAAAAAGAGAAGATTTTTCCTGCTCTTATAACAGATGATTGTATCTTTACTGAACAGTGTAAAGATTCTATAGGTTTCTGTGGTGTTTATAATAGCAATCGTAAAGAAATGCTAGAAAGTATAGAAAAAGTTTATCCTGTTGATAAAATAATACGATCTGGTTTTTGGTCCCCTGAACTTCCTAAATTTAGGGGTAAAAGAGAATTTATAAAAAATATGACAGATAACAAATATATTTTTTGTATGAGAGGAAACGGTAATTTTTCTTATCGTTTTTACGAAACTCTTTGTTTTGGTAGAGTTCCTGTATTAATAGATACTGACACGATACTACCACTAGAGAATATTATTGACTGGGATAAGCATATAATTTTTATAAATCCAGAAGAAATAAAAAACCTTCCTTCTATAATTAAAGAACGTAAATTCGATCTAAAATCTAATAGAGAGTTATGGGAAGAATATTTCTCACCTCATGGTTTTTTGAAAAATATAGAAAAATATTTAGAGTAAATATTACCTAACAATACCCAAATAACCAACATCACGTTCATCAACATTTATACCTAATTTATTACAGTGATATTTCAATAGTTTTTCTGGATGAAATATATGTCCTTCATCAAAATATTTTTTCATATTAGGAAATAAATCACAGAATATATCCATCAAATCTGATGAACCATACGCAAATTGATCACATACTCCACCATAACCTAAATGATGAGGTACAGTTATTTTATCTTTTTCTTCAGAGAAACTAACTGGTTCTCGAAAATGAGTATCAGTTCGAAGTCGAACAACTATATCATATTTAAAATTTTTTTCGGTTTCGTATTGTTTTTTTAATTCATTACATTTCATTATTTTATAAAACATATTAACACTATTTTCTATAGGTGTTACACATTCATTTCTAGACCGAAAGGATTGTAAAACAGATTCGTCGTAAATTGATTGAGGGTCTTTTAGTATTTCATGATTGACGTTAGGTATTGATAAATCTTCATCACATACAAAAAAAACGTCAGTGTTATCTCTGATAATATTTTGTAGAATATTATCTTTAACACGATCCCAAGATCTAAATTGTCCAGTTATGCATACTGCTATCATAATTATAAAATATAATCACTACATACTCCATAACATTGATAATTTTTTTCCTTCCAATTTGGATCATTATCCACTATTATAGAGTTATCTAAAACTCTCTTATTAGGATATGTCCATATAAAACCAGAAGACGTAAGCGTAAAGTCATCATCTTGATGCCAGAAACAATTTATATTTTGTTTCAGCATGTCATTCAATGCTTCAAGGTTCTTAGCATGACACCATAAGCCTTTTTGTGTTAAAAAAGAAAAATCTACTTCATGTTCTGAGTCATCATGACCCAGATAAAAAGCATCTTGAATTTTCCATACATCTATCTCACATTCAATACCATCATTTAAACATTTTTGAATATGATGTGGAACATTTTCATAAATGCTGGGACCATTTAAGTTGCCTCTATGTGAAATTAAAATCATAACTATGGTATTATATAATTTTGTTGTATTAGGGTTTCTTTTAATATTTTATTTTCAAAATATGGATATAAAATATAATTATTGGTTTTAAGCTTTGCGTTACTAATGGTGTTAGGTTGCCAATGCTGTGGTATAGCGTCCCATTTATGATTGAACATATTTAACGAAAATCCGTGATATTTTAATGATTCTATATGACTCTGCTCTTTTCTTACAAATCCTGTATGAAGTTTTTCTGTGTCTAGAAAATTTAAATTTAAATTGTTAAAAACTCTACCATGCGCGGCATCGTTTATTGATGTTTTATTTGGATGATATTTTGCTGCTCTTAAAAAATAATCAGCCTCTTGATAACCAATATTACAAAATCTTTCGTCATATAATCCTATATTTTTTATAGCTTCGGGAGTAAAATATTGAAACTGATCGCCTGATCCATATGTAACATAATCTAATTTATATGTATTTTTAAGGTTTAATACATTCGAAAACCATTGTTTGTTTAAAAAACTATCAACTTGGCATAAAATTACAATGTCGCAATCTGGATTTTCTAAATCTACAAATCCATTTATCAAACATAAATTCCAACTTCTTGATAAATGACCTGTAGAAAAGTCTGGTCTTAACTGATTATGTATTACATTTACCTTTTTATTATATTCTTCTTCTATAAAAACGTTACTGTGGTTATCAACTACATTAACAAAAGTATTATCTTGATCAAAATCGCTTTCAAATAAACTTTTTAAACAATAATCATTTAATAAGTTATTAGCATTATATGTATTAATATATAATTTTATTTTCATCAAAATTAGATAATTTTATATATCGCTTTTATTTAAAAAGTTTTCTAAATCTTCTGGAGTTCCTATACCCCACATTTCATCTACATTGTATGTTGTTATTTTTTTGGAGTCGTTTATAGCTTCATTAAAAACTGGACACACATAAAATTCATTATTAACTCTTATGTTTTTTTCGATCATTTGTTTTGCATATCGAACATAGTCTTTTCCATGTTTCCAATAATATATGCCAACTGTAGCTAAATCAGAAATAGGATTTTTTTCTGCTACTTCTGTTACAAAACCATAATCATCAACTTTAGCATAAGACCATTTCGGATGGTTAGCATTAAATGTTAATATACTAGCATCTATTTGTTGCTCTTGTACTTTATAGAAAAATTCATTAGAATTCCATTTTATATATTGATCAGAATTACCTATAAGAAGAGGTTGGTCATTATTAATAAGGTGTTCTGCTAAAAGAGTTGTACAAGCAGCACCTTCTGTTATACCGTCAATTTCTACAACACAGCAATTTGGTGCTATCAAAGATAACATAGATTTTAGATTATATTTTTCGTTATGGGATTTTTGTACAATAAAGATGAAATTAGCATCAACGTTTAAACAATCTACTACGGTTTTAATCATAGGATTTCCGTTGACATCAATAAGAGGTTTAGGTAAAACATAACCTGCTTTTTCAAATCTACTACCTGCACCTGCCATAGGAATTAAAATATTCATTTTCTTATTTTGCCACTTAGGAATCATATTTCTATTTATATGGTTAATATAATTTCTTATCAATTCAAAATTTATACTATCAGGAGATTCGACTCTTAAAATATTAGTGTTAGCTAAATATGCAGCTTGTAAACCATGTGGTGAATCTTCTACAACTAAAACTTCCGCTGGATTAACTCCAAATTCTAAAATAGCTTTTAAATAAATCTCTGGACTAGGTTTTGAATTTTTAACATCTTGGTTAGAAATTATTAAATCGAAATAATGTTTAATATTCATTTTTTCTAATGAAAACATTACAGTATCTTTGATACTGTTAGTACAACATGCTATTTTAAAATTTTCGGATTTTAATCGTTCTAATGTTTTTATCAATTCTGGATTTGGAACAAGTTTATTTAAATATTTTATAGTTAATTTTTGTTTTTTATTCCAAATATCTTTATATAAAGATTCTGACAAACCTTTAGTTTTTGTCAGAATCTTTAATTTTTGGTCTGTTTTTAAACCGTCGTATTTTTGTAAATGTTCTTCATATGAGATTATACAACGATGGTCATATATTCTAATAGCATCATTTAAAGAATTAAAATGAATTTTTTTAGCGTCTATTATAACACCATCCAAATCAAATAATATTGCTTTTATAGCCATATTTTTAATCCCAATTAAGAATAGAAATACCTTTTTCGTTAAGTTTTTGAATTAAAATATTTTTATTATTTTCATCTTCTACATTATGAACATGAAATTCACAATATATCTTATCTATATGAATATTATTATCTAAAATCTGTTGGAGAACTGTATATTCTACACCTTCGGCATCGAGTTTTAATACTATATCATCAAATTTTTCTTTTTGACTTTCTATAATTTCTTGAATTGTTACTGTGGAAACATAGTAGGTTAAATAATTATCAACCTTTATATTCCATCTATTTAAACTGTCTTCAATAAATTTTCTACCTAAAATAGTAGCAGCGGTATCAGTTCTTTTATCTGCTCTTGTTATTAACTCGACAGTTCTATTAGTTGTATCAAGTGCCTTTTTTATAAATTCACTGTTTTGTATTTTAGATATTTCATTCTCTAAAAAATTCCAACATTCAGGATTAGCTTCTACAAAAACTTTCCTATCATTTTCATTTATATTTTCAACAGATTTTAATTTTTTAAAACCTTCCAATACATTGCATCCTACGTCTATTATTAATCGCATAATATTTTTTTAATATTTAAACACATTTTTTCTAAAGTAAAGTATTCTTGATATATTTCTTCACCTCTATTCAATAATTTATCATACTCATCGTCTGTTACAGACATTAATTTAGACTCTAATTCTCTAGGATCATTAACTATAATAGAAAAATCTTCCCAATTTAGTAAATCTTTAAATGGGTAGGTAAATTTATCTGCAATAATAACTGGTACACTATTCAATTGTAATATTTCATAGATACGAAAAGATTGAATTATATTTCCTCTTGGACAAAGAGAAAATTTAGATCTCTTTGTAATAGTTTTGAATTCTTCAAATTTATCATCTGTAATAACAGGCGACCAATTTTTCATTTCAGAAAAATAGAAATTTTCTTTTCCTCCATAAAGTTGATATAATGCTATTCTTAAAGGATGTGTAATAGTTCCGACAAATGAACATAAAATATCTTTATCTAAATTTTCGCCTATATTAGGTATAGGACTTGTTAATAAAGGTATTGGATATATTTTTCCGTGTCCATTTTCGGAGGCAGAGAATACAATTGTATCTTGTGGAAGAGAATATCTTATACCATCATCATGTTGATTAACTGTAAAATATTTTTTTGTTTGGTCTAATGCATTTAAATATTCTGCTGTGTTGACATGAATATGATCGTTATAAAGAGTTGTCCAGAAAATAGGAAGATATTGACGATCTATTTTTTTAAAGTCTTCAATATTCTTTTTATAATAATCAAAGAAATAATGTTCCATATAGTTTTCAATATTACTATACGGTGGATAAGCTGGATACTTTGGAGGATACGGCCTCAAATATTTAAAATCATAAACCATTTTTTTGACGGATAATATTTTCAATAAGATTTTTCTTATTTTCGACTCCTTCTGCCCAATTAGCATGATACATCTTTAAATTAGATGCATCAGGGACAACAAAATTTTCACCACTCCAAACACCTTTTTTAAATGCACCGTATGTGAAGTAGCTATCAGGTAAAACTCCAACCTTTAATTCAGGCATTTGCTTTATAAAAAAGTTCATTGCAACTTGGTCATGTTCAAATTTATGCAAATCACTTAAAACTCTACCCCATAGTAGTTTAGTATGAGTATTAGATTTACAAAAAAAGAATCCAGCACATAAAAGTGGATGATCATTCTGAATCATCATATCAACATTATCTTTATGTCTTTCAAGAATATCTGTCCAACCATCAAACAAAACAATATCACAGTCTGAATGAACAAACCACTCATTTTCTGATGTTTCATTCAATGACTGTAAAATATATTCGACTTTTCTTTTCATGGTAGAATTCCAACCATCAGACATAAAACTTCCTGTTTTACACTCTTGCGGAAACCATTTTGTATTAAGTTCCGCTTCTGCATAAGGAAAATTATCTTGAAAAATTTTAAGTAGTTCTCGATGACTATCAGTAAAAAACGTATATACTTTCATTCGATATATTTAATATTATTATTGCTATGAATATTCATAGAATCAAAGAAATTTTTTTGAAATTCTTTTTCATTTTTCTCAGGATTAATAAATGCTCCCCAAGGTTTTCTTCGACAAAGATTATACTGTAAATTATAATACATAACATTATTGGCTATAGTAAACAACGGATTTTCATTATGTGTTTTTTCGTTATGTGTTTTTTCCAAACAATCATCAGTCACAGAAGAATTACCATGATATATATGCAGTGCTGAAAGTGGATAGTCGTTTGCTATAATAGTTTTTCGTCCGAATAATACCATTAAACCTGCAAAGTCTACATCAAAAAGCGGTTTACCTATTAAAAATTTACTAACAAAATATTGTTTATATTCTTTGAACCATTTTTTCTCAAAAACAAAATAGTCATATCCTGCAATTTCTGTGCGAATGGGTTTGATCTTCTCTTGTAAAACATCTTGAAAAGAATCTATATCATCAATGTCTAACCTTGGACCTGTCATACAATCTGGTTTTTCATTAAGAATAATTTCTACTAATCTTGGTAAAAGTATAACATCAGAATTTACATAAACTACATAGTCGTAATAATCATTACGAAAACCTCGAAAAATAATTTCTGAAATACTTGGAAGTTTTTTTGAACAACTTGAAATATATTTTTTACTAGAAATATCTAAACAAAAATCTACAGGAATATCACTATATACATTTTGAAAACTGTCTTTTTCATCTTTAAACTGAACATTTAAAATATCTATGTTTTCTGGATAAAGTTTCTTAAGATATAAAAAGGATTCTACTGCTATATCCTGTCTTTTATATTTTCCAAAAGTATTTGTTAGAATTAGAATTTTTATATTATCTGACATTATTTCTAAGATCTTTTAGTCTATCAATTAATACATTTTTATTTAAAGAAGGTATATTACCTATATACATTCCATGTTTATTATAAAATTTATTATGCTCTGGTTGAAGATTTGATGATCGTTGACCACCTGCATCTAATCGAGATGTAGCTTCTGAATTATTATCTATTAAATTATCAGATTCTAACAAATCGGAAAAATACCAAAAAGGATTGTGAGTATATTGAGATACTCTATATGCATAGTCTACATCAAATAGATAACGAAAATTTTCGTCATATAACCCTACATTTTGTATCAAGTTTTTTGTTTTATATGTAAATTCATTACACATATTATAATTGAATTTAATTCTAGTATTATCTGGATATTCAACTACAGCTTTAGGAGTGCGTTCTCCTTTTTGTCCACTATCCCATGCTACAGAAGTATATATGAAATATTGTATTCCGCTTATTTTACTCGCACTAATATATTTGTCGAATATATTAACATCTTTTATAAGCATATCATCTTCACATACAAAGAAATGTGAT